GAATATGGATACCACGAACAAAAGTGAATTAGAGAGAATAAACAATAAGCTGTTCAATGAAACTGCTAAGGAGAGAAACATACCAAGCTATTACATTGGCTCTGTGTATGGATATGAAGCACGTAAGGTAGTCGAGGATTGGAATTTATCGTACAATGTTGGAACTGCTGTTACATATTTGCTTCGTGCAGGTAAGAAGGTAGAACAGGGTATGGATAACAAGGCAAAGCATATCGAGGATATTAAAAAGACTATTAATCATCTCAAGTTTGAGATAGAAAGATTGGAAAATGAGTGTTAATATATACGATAGAAAGGACAGGAGAGGTGGTGGGTATGCCAAGCGCAAGTTCACTCTTGAGGAAGCCGAAGCAATACGCAAGGAATATGGTGCAGGTGGCATTAGTCAGACGAAATTAGCAGACAAATATGGTGTGTCACAGCCAATTATCAATATGATTCTACGAGGAAAAACCTATACAAAGTAAAATAAATTAAATCTTTTCTTTGTTATTTAAAAAAAACCTTTATATTTGCAATGTATTACGATACGCCACTAATAAATAAACTAAACGATAACGAATTTAATTACATTAAGATGATAAGTAAAAAAGAAGCAAAGCACCTACTGACTAAAATGCAAAAGGATAACAGAATGTTCTCTCTTGAATTTATAAAAAAAGACGGCACTAAGCGTGTTATGTTGGCTAGATTCAATGTAACAAAAGGTCTTACAGGCAAAGGTGCTAAGTATAACGCTGAAGATTACAATCTGATGACTGTTTACGATATGAATAAGAGTGCGTACAGAAGTGTGCCACTAGATAGATTACTTTGGCTAAGAACTAAAGGTAAAAGGTATTATGTGGGGGCATAATTACTAATTTTGTTTTTGTTGATGGGAGGTGGTTGAAACTGCTTCCCATTTTTTTTTACCTGTTGAAACTGCCATTTACCGAGATAATTTTTTATACTGAAACTGCCCTGAAACTGCCATTTGGCTGCCGAATTTTTTATACTGACTACCCCCTCCCCTACCCCCCTTAGTGTGCAATATACACTAACTTATTGTAATTTATACACTAACCTATCAAATTAATATTTTTGTTATTTTTATTTGTTTATTAATTATTTTTGTTGTATGGGTTGAAATTTGTATAAAAAAAATATATATATTTGTACCATATTAATTTAAACTAAAACAGATGAAACATTTTAACCTTGACAATTTAGTATTTCACCTTTGGAAAGTATTAATAGTTATTTCAATAATAGTATATTTATTTTAAACCCCTAAAACAAAAACAAAATGAAACAAAGAACAAAAACAGAATTAAGAAAGATAAGCAAAAATCTAGATTATTTCTTTAATCTTGCAACAGATGAAGAGATAACAGAAGGCAAAAATTGGTATAAATTAGCAAATCAATTTTGTAATAATGTAGCACACCAATACAATACAACACCTTTAATTGTCGCAAGTGTAGTTTCTGCATTAAGTCCACGCAATAGATGGACGCAAAACCTAATAGATGCTAAAAAAGTTTTTAAGGCGATAGAAGACGGCAAACAACCCGAACAAATAAAAGTTTGCACATTCAACCGAAACAAATACAAAGCTTTTGAATTAGCAAAAGGTAATATTTTTATAACTGAGGACAGCCCAAAAACATATAACTTTGTACGTAACATAGCACACCTTGACCCATCTGCATTAACTATCGATATATGGCATATTAGAGCAAGTTTAAAGCAATTTAAAGCAATAGACAGCGCACAGATAGGTAAGATAGCATATAGTCAGATTAAAGCCCTCACAATAAAGAAAGCGAATAAATTAGGGTTGACGGGCTACGAATACCAAGCCATTATATGGATAGCAGCACAAAATAATATTAATAATTTTAAAAAGTAGAACGATGAACAAAGAAAAACTAGAACAAGAAACAACAAACGTATTTTGTAATTTGCCGAATGAGGTTCAACGATACATTGACTTATTAGAGCAAGAAAGCCTAATAAATAATAACTTTATCTTTCAACTATGGAATCTATTAGTTAATGAAGCGGAAACAATTAAAACAAGCGATGTAAGAGAGTTATTAAGAGCAAAGGTAGTACACGACAGAAACAATATTAAAACGTTTAAAAATAAAATTAAGTAATTATGATATATTATAAATTCACACTAAATTATAGCGATGGCAAAACTGAAATACGTTCTAAGATGTGCAAGAGATACAAAAGTACTAAACTATATAAGCAATGTATAGAGATGCTTGAAAGTGATATTTTAACCTCATTTGCTGTAAACAATGGGTAATAATAAACGACTAGAGGACACAAGTTTAAGTACCTTTTGGTTAATTATTGTATCAATTTGCGCCTTATTTGGTGGATGCTGATACCTAATTAATCCAATTTGTAACACTTTTTTAATGGTGCAGAAGTCAAATCTTGCACCTTTTTTTTATGTTTAAATACTAGCAAATCGCCTATTTTGACGACTTATTTTATATTTTTACCTCGAAATTGTTTAAAAAACTGTTGTAAATGTGTTAAAAAAGTGGTAAAATTGATGAAATGTATTTTAAAAGTCCGTCAAATATCTAATACCTATTACTTCTGCCCATCTACACCACCATAAAGAAACTAAATCCAATTTTATAAACAGTATTATTAGTGGTAGGTAATTAGTTGTTTACAACAGTAATTATCTAATCAATATGTTATTTAGGGAGTACGTTTAATCAACGTTGATAGAAACCTTCGCAAGTTAGTTAAATAAAAAGACAATCTTTCGCAAAAGTAAGGGGAAAAGGTAAAAAGTTTTCTTAAATGCAAAAATGGGGGTACAAAAAAATTTCAAAAAATTTTAAAAGGGTATTTTATAATGAAGGGTTAGTCAAGGGTTGCTGAAGGGTACGTGAAGGGTATAAAGTACCCTACATAATAAAGCTAAAGATAAAGCTAAGGTTATAGCTAAGGATAAGGCTATTTGTATATTACTATTTTTTTTAATATGTTTGCAGTATGAGTGAAGAAGATAAGTTACCAAATACAGAGAACTACACGCCAAAGAGAACCTTTGGTCATCACAATGGTACGGGTAGGAAGAAGGGTAGCATCACCAAGACAACAAAGATAACTAGGGAGATTTTAGCTAATGCACTAAGCGGACAAGAAGTAAACATAATGGATGCGCTAGAGAAGCTGTCGGCTAAAAATCCCGAAGCATACATCAATGCTATTGCCAAGTTACTTAACTATGCAATGCCGAAGCTGCAATCAACGGAGATAAAATCTGAGAACAGCAGGAAGATTGAGATTAAGCTAGATGACAATGTTAGCTTAGATGAACTAAAAGCCAAGATGGAGAATCTCGAAAAGGAAAGTGATGACGATGATGACTTGGCTGATTATGTAGAGATAGATGGATAAGGCACAGAAGAAACAGTTACTTCAAGCAATGGAGAAAGCTATATGCGAGAAATCGTTTTATGAGTTCTTCATCAGAGCCTTTGAAATTGCTGAACCTTCTATTCCCATCTCAGTAAACTTTCATCATAAATACCTTTGCGATATACTACAAGCCGAAGCCGAAAGGATTAGGGATAACAAGCCAAAGGATAAAGATATAATTATTAATATTCCTTTCCGTAGCAGTAAGTCATTACTCGTTACAGTATTGTTTCCTGCTTGGTGTTGGGCAGTACATCCCAAGATGAGGTTTATTACAGCATCATACTCAGCAGAGATTAGTATAGAACACGCTACTAAGTCAAGGGATATTATTAGTAGCGAATGGTATCAGAAACATTGGGGCAGTAGCTTTCAGATTAAGAAAGACCAAAACCTTAAAGCACGATACGAGAATAATTATCTAGGAGTAAGGAGAGCAACATCTGTTGGTGGTTCGGTTACAGGACAAGGGGGAGATATAATTCTTGTCGATGACCCCACATCTCCAAAAAATGCTGCATCGCAGATAGAAAGAGAGAATGCTAACGAATGGTATAAGTCAACATTGTATTCACGACTTAACAATCCAACAACAGGAGTTAGGATAATTATTATGCAAAGAGTACACGAAGATGACCTAAGCGGATATTTAATGTTCAACTCACCTGACAAACATCAGCATATATGTATTCCTGCTGAACTATCAAGCGATATAAAACCATCACACCTAGCTGACCAATATCAAGATGGTCTGTTTTGGAAAGAAAGATTCTCACAAGAGGTGTTGGATGACTACAAGTCAGCACTTGGCTCTTATGGCTATGCAGGACAGCTACAACAACGACCAACACCTGCAAATAGTGGGATGATTAAGAAATCGTGGTTTAAGATAGATGAAATACAAAAAGAAGGGGTAGTCAATTTTATAATAGACCCTGCATATACAGCAAGTGAGAAGAATGACCCCTCAGCACTACTTGCCTATGTCTTTGCCGATAATACTTGGCAAATAATATCAGTACAGAATGTAAGGTTGGAGTTTCCTGACCTAGTTAAGCATATAGTCAAGTTCGTAGAGAAGAATGGCTACACAACGCAGTCCAAAATCTTTGTAGAGCCTAAAGCAAGTGGTAAATCCATTGTGCAGACCCTTATGAGAGAAACAGGATTGAACGTAAGAGAAGATAAACCGCCTACCAAAGATAAGGTGGCAAGAGTGCAGGACATAAGTCCAACATTGGAAACAGGTAGAGTTACTCTACTAAAGGGTGCGTGGAATGAGGAGTTCCTAATGCAATGCCAACAATTTCCTGCTGCAAGGCACGATGATATGGTAGATTGCCTAGTTATGACAGTAAATCAGCACTTTAAAGGCAAAAAAGTAGTATTCTTTGGATAATATGCCTATAAAATTGAAATTTGCACAAAAACTGCGACAGAATACAATTATTAATAACTAATTTTGCATAAATGAAAGATTTTAAGCACATAAATGACAAGCACGAGGATATGGTAACGAATTACCTTATCTATATACAAAAGCAAGTATATAACGCTACTGAAACTGCTGATGATGGCAAATACGATGATTTTCAGGAGTTACTCGAAGATATTATGATGTATCATAATGATTTTGCTGATACGGGCTTAAATGATGATAATTTAGAGGAATGGGCATTTGCTATTCCTAATTTAACAATGTTTACAGCGTTAGGCTTCTTTGCAGGATTAAGAAATGA